GGGTTATCTTAGCCATCTCTTTTTCTGAGATGTCAGTCGTTTCTTTTAATACTACAGTAGGTAAATTACTCATTCTTTACTCTCATACACTGGTTTGGTATTAAAATATACCTTTAAGGTTACATCATTCCAAAATAGGCTTCTTATGGCCGTTTCCAGTGCCAAAAATCTTTTATCTACAAATGACTGATTTGATTCTTCATTTAGCGTTAAGTAATAAGCAATAAAAGACCTATGATTGATTTGTTTGCTTTTCTCATCTATAGCATGTCCTAGATCATAATCTATTCTGACTACCTGGACATCATTGAAGAAAACAAATGGATAATTTTTGAGATTCTTCTCTTGAACTTCACTAATGCGGTTAGCTAAAATAGCCAACTGTGCCATTTCCTGCAACTTCTGTTTTAGTGTACTATCAGACAATGCCCATCTCCTTTGCTGACTTAAGCAATTCTTGCCTATCCATATCGGTTACATAAAGATTAAGCAAAAAATCATCAAAACCCTTTCCGGCCTTTCTTTCAATTGTTTTCTTGGTATCGGTATATCGAGATCTCAATTGTGCTTTTCCCTTAAATTTGTGTTTTTCCTTATCAATCCACATTGATGTGCCGATCATTTCTAATGTAACCCTGGCATTGGCCGGAATAGTCGGTTCTATTTCCCCTTCCTTGTAGGTCATACTGTAGATAGGCTTACAAACAGAAGAGGTATCGATAAACTCTTCTTTTATAATAAGCCCCGTATTGTCATCGTGCTCAACAAGCCACAAGCCCTTTTCTTCATTCGCATCAGAATTAGTTAACCATCTGGCTGTTCCTGGCAATATAACATTGCCAAATCTCTGCCTTTTGTGGATGTGTCCACCTATGATTAAAGGATAGTCCAATTTTGTTGGATCTACACCATTCGGTGCGTACATCCCGCTTTCATATTGACTGCCATCTATATCTTGATGGATTACCAAAATCTTAGCTCCATAATTTTTCAATCCATTAGCGACTTCAAGAAATTTTTCCTGATCATGCATATATGGAACGAATCCAAAAATACCATGAACTTGAGCGCTATCAATTATGGAAAGATTCTTTTTCTTCATTAGCTGAAGTGTACTAAGCGCGTGGCTCTTATAGGCATCATTTCCAGAATTGGCCAAATCATGATTGCCGACCATGACTATTAATTTCTGTGCTTCACTAAAAGTGTCTAGCCATTGTTTCCAGAATTCTAAGACTTCTGTTCTAACCACGGCAAAATTGTGAAATAGGTCGCCAAGAATAACGATCATATCTGGAGAATTCTTTATGGCAACATCCACCATAAAGCTCATTAGATTGTCAGACTCCTCTTCGTTAGAAACCTGAACATGCGGATCTCCTAGATATAAAACTTTCAAACAATTACTCCTTTGGCGAAACAATAAACTCTACATGGACCAAATCAACGATAAGAAACGGCCCCTCTATGGCGTCGCACTCCAATGTTTTTTGTGCCCACGCTTGAGTATGTAGGATTTCCTCCTTAATATACACTATAGAGCCCTTCTGTACAAGGGTGTTATCGGATAGCATTGCCTCAATCAAAACTTTAAGGCCCTTAAGGGCAAGTTTCTGGGAGATACTGGCAAAGCCATTCCGTTCTACCGCCTTAAGACTTTCCTTCTTATATGTCTCAACAATCAATCTATTGTTAACTGATCTTTTCTTGCCGCCTATCATCATATTTTTACTCCTTTTAACTTCAAAATCTTTCTATTGATAAGTGGTAATTCTCTAGCTAAATCCAGCATTTGATTAGTGACTTCTTCTTGTATATATTCTTCCTCAATATCTTGATGGGGGTCCATGGTGAAACTGTATACGTTGAATCCTTCATCAGTATTGCTGTCTGTACTTACAGTACTAGCGGCATTCATCAATGAGTTCAACTCGCTAACATTAATTTTGGTCTTAGGAATACTTTTACCATCTAAGGCATCTTCCTTAAACCCTTCCTTAACAGCTTCCGTCAATACCCTTACGTCATCTATACCCTTTCTACTTCTGAGAGTGTGAGCCTTATACAAAACTCTTTTGTCAGATGGATAAAAATGCAATACAGTTTCAGAGTAAGAGTCAATCAAATTCCCTACCATGCGACCTATGCAAACGCTGCGAAAAACGGGAGAATATGGGCCGCACCATTTGTCTACACCAGAAGCAAGTCCCATGGCGCAAATGCCGATCATATCGATAAGCGTCAGGTGTCCCTTGGGCGTTTTTCTGTAGAATAGCTTAGCCCTGTTTACCGCAAGAGGCATATTATTTTGAATCAATACGGTTCTAGCCTTGTCTACGCGATGATACAGCAATTCTGCCCTTTTGGGAAACGGTCCAAGCCAAGAATCCTTGATGAATTTGATTAGTTGAAAATTAATATTAAAAGTTTTAAGGGTTTCAATATCTTCTGCTTTAATGGCAGGGGTGATTTTTTTACTAAATGAAATAGCCGTTTCTCTAAAATAAGGTCTAGCACTCAAAATGTTCTTGTTTTGTACACAGATCTTTTGTAGAAATTTCTTATAAACTTCAGTAGCTTGTCGATATTTTAGGATAGTATCCTTAAATTTACTTTCCGCTTCTAACAATTCTTCTACTTGATCTTGCTGCGTGCTGCCGTCATTGTTGTTCTCTATAGCTCGCGTTATCTCACCAGCCAGTACGTAAAATGAATTGTCGAACCCATCTTGATATTTATGCTTGCTCATAAACATCATATATCACAGGATATTATTTGGTGAGTTTTATATGTTTGATTTCCGATCCAGATCTATTATAGTAAGCGATTCTATTTTCTAGGTGACGGACCATAATATCCACGTCATAAACATTAAAATCGAAGATAACGCACTTTTCTTTTGGTATACATTTATCTTTCCAAGGATTATGTTTATAGAGCCTAACTGATCGTCCCACAGTTCCCTGCAAAGTTTTAATTTCCGAGGACCCTCCGACCCAATTAAAAGTGAAGTGATTAGCAAAAATATTCGTACCGGTGGCTATACAAGAGGTTCCTATTAGATTCAGAGCCTGAGCCTTATTAAATTTTTCAACGCTCTCAGCCGGATCTACTTTAGACAGACCAAGTTCTGAGAGTCTTTCCGCTTTCTTTTCACTGTGGGCTATTACCGTTGGTGCTCTAAGCAGTGGCAATAACATAGCAATTTGTTCTAATTCTTCAACCAAAATAAGGGTTTGCAACCCACGATCAGATTGAGCATTTGCAAATTTGGCTATAAAGGCACAGATATTACGATTTTTAAGAAAGTGCTTCCTCTTCATATCCAGAGCATCTTGCGTGTAATAGTTGGGATTTGAAGATTCCACATTTACGATGCGATATTCGTGTGGACATATGTAACCACCCTCTACGGCTTGTTGGGTAGTTAAAGTGTGTACAGTTTGGCCTATAATCGCCTGTAATAGCTTTTCTGCACCATCCCCTCTGGTTTGGGTGCCTGAGAAGAAGAAACGATAGGGAATGGCTGCCAAGACTCCAAAGCACATCTCTTCCAAAGTCTCCGCGCCAAACGTATGGCTTTCATCTGCTAAAAGCATATCTAGGTTAGAAAAAAATTTCCATTCCTCAGTATCACGAACTATGTTGACTAAAGAATCTCCGATACAAATTGTAAACTTCTTATCCAACTTTTTCTTTCCAGCCCCAAATGTGCCGACCATTCCCTTGCCAAAATGATATTCAAACTTTTCTAATAGTTCGTTGAATATACTTTTAGAAGGAGCCACAATAGCAGTACGAAATCCTGTTTCTCTACATAATTTCAATAAGATAGCAGATTTACCAGATCCAGTGCAAAGCTCTACGTTGCCATGTTTTACCTCTAATAGTTTCCCCCAACTTTCTTCTTGGTATGGGTATAATTCAAAAGGTAAGGGTTTTTTCCATGCAACTTTCTTTGGTGTGGGGTAAACGATTTTATTATCAATTTCTAAATTAAATCCAGTAAGATATGGAATGCTACCAGGGTAAATATGAGGTTGATTTTCTCCAAAAACCAAAATCCTTTTGGCCTTCCTTTTTAGGGTTTCAATATTGGCCATCCATTTTTCTTTATCTTTATTCCTGGCCCAATGGTTATTATATAACCTCTTAATATCATGAACTATTGAGGTATTAGTAAACGTAAGTTCCTTGCGTAGTCGTACCAATTCTTCATCAGTGCTATCGATAAATGCGCAGGTGGGATTTGATATGGTAATTTTCATTTGTCATAAGAGTATATCGTAGCCATATGATATAAGCAAGTATCAGAAAAGAGGTATTCATGTCATATCGTAAGGCTAAAACAAGTCCCAAAATGTTTGAGACTGACCAGAAAAAACTTCAATCAATAGTTCTTAAAACAATGAAAAGGGTTAGCGACGCTGTTGGAAGTAGTTTAGGACCTTGCGGAAAGTTGACAACGATTGAAAGCGATTATCCTGGAATTAGCAATACGATTACTAAAGATGGTGTAACTATATTCAAATCTCTAGGAGATCAAAATGCTTATGCACACCTAATCATTGAAACAGCTAGAGATGTGGCCACCAGAACGGCTTCAGAAGTTGGAGATGGTACTACTACGGCTACTATTTTGTCGTATAGTATTATTGAAAATCTTTTCGATTTTTGCGAAAAAAATCCTAAATATAGTCCGCAGAAAGCTACCCGCAGGATTAGAAAAGTGGTTAACGATATTTTGTTGCCATTTATTGAATCTAAAACCATCAAAATTACGGAAGAAAATAAACAACTACTCAAGATGGTAGCGCAAATCAGCGCTAATGGCGATTCTGAAATGGCAGATGCAGTAATCAAAGCCTTTGAAGAGATTGGTTTCGGAGAAAGTTCCCACATTACAATTCGACAACTTAGTGGAAAACCAAATTATGTCGTAGAGAGGATTGATGGATTTCCAATTCCCATAGGGTTTGAGGAATCTATTGGAAAACTACACACAGCTTTTATTAACGATCAAGCAAACCAACGCGCTTTCCTGGAGAAGCCCCTATTTCTTCTTTATGATGGTCACATTAATGATCTCCTTATGTTTATGCCTTTGCTAGACGGTCTTGGTAAGAAATATGTAGAGGAAGGGAACTCAGATTACAAGAATCTGGTCATCGTCTGTCATGGATTTAGCGAAAATGTTTTGACACAGCTTGCGTTTAACTTTTCCAATCCAAATACCTTGAATGTCTTGCCGTTAATTACACCGATGGCACAATTTTTGAATAGCCAAACACATTTTCTGCACGATCTTGCAGCCTTTACTGGCGCCAAAGTTTTTGGATTGAGAGAACAGATTGGAAATGCAACTTTGGAAGATTTGGGTAGAGGAATGGAAAGTTTTGAGGCTTATCGCTTTCGAAGCACTGTTATTGGCGATCCAGATCCCATGAATGTGGAGGTCAGGGCAGAAGAACTTAAAACAATGATGAAAAATGCCGAAAGTGCGGCAGAAAAAATCATGCTAGAAGAGCGCTTGGGAAAAATTACCAATGGCATCGCCAAACTTACTATTTTTGGTGGTTCTAACGGAGAGCTAAAAGAGGCTCACGACCGCTGTGAAGATGCTGTTTGTGCTGTCCGCTCAGCTATTATTCATGGTGCCGTTCCTGGTGGTTGCAGGCTTGCTATTGATATGGTTATGAAACTTTCTTCAGAATTTCCTGAAGGCGATCCGGCTAGTGAAGTTTTGATAAAAGCTTTACTTGCGCTTCCCCATAAGTTACTTGACAATGCTGGTTACCATAAAGAAGAAATCAATGATATTATGGCCAGACTTATAGAAGATAGCGAATCCGTATATGATGTTGAAAACCAAGTATTTGGAAAGGCTGAAGAGTTGGGCCTTCTAGATGCAGCAAAGGCAGTATCAGAATCATTGAGTAATGCAGTTAGTATAGCCAGTGTGCTTGGTACTATGGGCGGAATTGTAGCCTATCCTAGAGATGATGCCTTTGAAAGATCAGAAGCGCGTGCCGACGCTGAATATGGAAGAGCTGTAGACAACCCGGAACAGTATAAGAACGAAGCCAACGAACGGACGTAATCTTTAATGAATACGATAAGATGGCTGAAAAGATTAAAATGTAGACTAGGCTATCATGATTACAAAAGGACACCGTATGTTGTATACGATGATCGTTTCGAACCTTCGTGCATAGAATATGAATCTATGAAATGCCGAAATTGCACTGACGCGGTACTGTATAATGGATTGTTCAAATCTCACAGAATTAGAAAAAACTGAATTCTCTAAAATGATGTTTAGTCATCTAAACTCTTCAGAGGATGTAAAAAATTGGGTTAGACTGTTTCTAGACTTGGAAATCCCTCTAGAAATAACTGATCCAGATAGCAATTCTAGTCCATTAGATGCTATTTGGCAAATCTACAACACTTTCAAAACAAATAGTGGTGATAAAAATCCTGGTTATATACTTATGTCATGTCGAGAAGGCATGAAAACAGTTAGTGTTGCTATTCTTGAGACTCTTCTTTTGACACACTTTTCCTTAGACATTGGTCACGCCGCCGCCACAGAAGAACAGTCGGCTGTTGCTCTTGGTTATATAGATAGTTTTTTAATGAAAATAGAACCATTAATGTTAGTCGCTGGATGGACTAACTTAACTCAGAATAAACGTCTTTTTAAATTTAAAACTCCAGAACAAAAAAGACCATTCATAAAAATCGTTATTTGTACTCCTAAGGGAATGAACAGTCTTCACTCCAACGTTCTTTTCCTAGACGAGTTGGACTTAGCTGATCCCAAAGCACTTTCCGAAGGTAAATATATTACCAGTCATAGCAAAGGTATTTATGGTGTAAAGGTATATCTTTCTACTCGTAAATATGCATACGGAAACATGTCCATCGCCATTGATCGAGCGCCGGACATGAATTATAAGATTATCAACTGGAATATTATAGATATCTGTGAAAGATGTCCTCCAGAGAGACATTTACCAAATGGTCCAAAACAAAACGTGTACATTGGTAAAAATTTACCATTAAAAAATTTGACAATAGAAGAATTCAATATTCTTCCAGATATAGAAAAGCCAAAATGGGATCTCATAGAAAATGTTCACCAGGGATGTGCAAAATGTCCTCTGTTGCCTGTATGTAAAACGCGATTAGCTAATAAGTCTCCTGAAGCAACTGGAGGTTTTCATAAACCCATAGTATCCGTTATACAGTCTTTCCTAGAAAATGATCCAGATTCTGCTGAAGCACAGTTAATGTGTTTTGGACCGACAACTCAGATTCTTATGTCTGATGGTACATCCAAAAGCATAGAAAATGTCAAAATAGGAGACAGAGTAATCACGCATGTTGTATCATCAAAAAGGGTTATTGAAGTTTTTAAGCGTAAATATGAAGGCGATGTTTATTTAGTTGACAATGTTAACTGGAAACATTTTGATTCCACTATAGCAACCCCAGAGCACCCGTACTTTATTAATGGAAAAGAATTTAAAAGTATTTCCAATATTTTACCATTTAAATTTGATCGCTTTGGAGGCCTTAAATCGAAAGGTGATTACGTTTCTTTGCCAATAGAGTATGAGCCCTATGATTCTACAGAAATTAGATTTAAAGATTTGGTAAACAAGGAAACTAAATCCTTGGGGGGAAAGATTAGACTTAAGCATTCAACGGGACGTTACATTCCTGAAAAATTCAATTTAAACTATGATTTTGGGTGGATGATAGGCTATTATGCCGCAGAAGGATATGTTAGTGAACGTACATATTCTAAAGAAAAACGCTGTACTTCCATTACTTTTTGTTCAGATGTACGAGAGATAGATTACCATGAACGTGTTAGAAAATTTGCCTCTTCGATAGGATTGTCAACATCAGAACTCGCTTCGAAAAAGGGAAACGGGTATACAATTGATTACTACAATACCACTATTGCTGAATTATTTCTGGCAATGTGTGGACGATATAGTGACAAGAAAAAGTTTCACCCAAAACTTATGGATGCGAATCTAAATTTCTTGAAGGGAATTCTTGAAGGTTTTGATGCTGGAGATGGCACTAAGAGAAAAAAGCCCTATAAAGAACTTACTACCACAAGCTACGATTTGGCATCACAATTGTTTACTATTGCGGCTCGATTAGGACTTTGTCCACGCATAACTAAAAAACCATCCGTTAAGGATCGTAAACAAGCTTACCTGGTTCATTATATTGACATGGACCATATATATAAACAAAAGCGAACAAAGTTTAAGTTTGAAAATAAATACAATCAGTATCGTATAGATAATCTCTCTACAAAATCATACAATGGGTATGTGTACAATATTGAAGTAGAAAAAGATCACAGCTACATTGCAAATGGCGTCGCGGTACACAATTGCTGGAAACCCGGCAGTACTGGATTGGTTTATCCTAGATTTAGTAAAACAGAAAATATCATCACATTAAAACAAGCTTGGGAAACTTTATTTGGACCTACAAACAAAGCCGTTAATGAGCTTATGTTACTTCATGCGATGAAAAATCTTGGAATACTTTTTTATGCTGGAATAGACTGGGGTTATGTTCATGATACGACTTTTTTGATAGTGGCTATGATTCCAAATGGTGAGGTATGGCTCATGGAAACATACGCTTCTCCAGGATTGGAATTTGCAGATCAACTAGAGGTAGGAAAGGCTTATAGGGATAAATATACAATACATAAATGGTTTGCCGATACTGCAATGCCCTCTAATCTAAAATCTTTCAATAAAAATGGTATGAAATGTCCTAATTTCAAAAAAGATGTACTGGGTGGTGTGGAGGCTGTACGGTCGAAGATATCATCTGCAAGTGGAAAAAGATTCTTTAAAATCATACAAAATGAATCCAACAAAAAAGCTATAACGGCTATTAGTAAACACAGATTTATTTTGGATGGGCAGGGAAATCCTACTATGAACCCGGATGATGAAAGAGGGGTGGCTGATATCTGTGACTCCTTACGTTATATCGGTCAAAATTGTTTTCCGGTACGAGGCACCCAAAAACCAGAGGCTGTTTGGATGGATAATCACGGAAAACCTGTAAATCCACACGATCCAGAGCAAATGGCCGCAGCGGAAAGGGCTTCAATTCATCAGAATCAAATGAAAGAAGAAATAGCCAAAAGGGTAGGTGGAGAGCCTAATGTGATATCGTCTGGAAAAAAAGGTGGGTTCTATTTTACTTTTTGATATCCATAACTTATAGCGTTTTATTAGTTACAGAGCAATCTTAATGTAGGACTTTATCAAAAGGGTAAAAAATGAGCACATTCAGTTTCTTAGTATATCTAAATGCATATTCTGATCGTAAGTCAACAAATTCCCCTGATCGTGGCAATTTTAAGTGGACCAGGGATGTTAACGGCCTTCCGGTAGGTGGTCCTACTAGCCTAGATTTCGATTTGGCGCCTGGAGAGACCAAAACCCTTGTCAACGGCGCTAGGACCCTTACACAAGACGGTACAACGGAATATAGCATAGCTTTGGCCCCCTTTTCGACTACCACTTACAATTTTTCATGGGTAGGCGGTACAAACCCGACTTTTAGGACTTCTAGAACGTCTGGCGCAGATGCTACCACTCAAGTAACGGTTACTGTCAATGGAACAGTGGTTACTTTTACCTCTACTGGTGGTACCCCATTAAATTTAATCTCTGGTGGTGTTATAGCTGGCGATTACGTCACAATTGGTAATCTTTTCAATAGTTTAAATCAAGGACAATGGCAAATCATTGCCCTTACGGCTACTAGTTTTAGTGTAGTGAACCCTCAAGGGGTTAACGAAGGTCCAATTACGCTTGGAGCAGGATTTGCCAGTCAAGTTGACATCTATAGTGCGGCTGGGGTGCAAATTGGGGATACTCTGCAGATTTTTGGTGGATTTTCACCAGTTACTCAAGGATATTACACAGTTACAGCGGTTACTGATAAATATTTGCAATTCTCTTCTCTCGGCTTACTTCCGACAGAAGGTCCTGTAACTACTGATGATATTGCTGTTTTCTCTGATGCACAGCGTTTTATCTATTTAGAATCTAACCAACATGTCTCTATGATAGTTAATAGTATAGCTGGTAATGAAATTAACCCGTTAGCAGACGGTGTTGGTCACAACGCTCCAGGTATATTTTTGAGAACATCGACGGTTTATAGTTTGACAGTTACTAATATAAGTGTCAACACTGCTAAATTGTTCTTTGCAGCAGTAAGGTAATATGAGTGATACCACAAATAACGATATCAGTAAACAACTAGCCGATGCGGCGAAAGCTGCTCAGACTATTTCCGAAGCCAATAAAAAGGGCGTTGTTTTCTCTATGGGGCAATCTGCTGACGGTGTTTTAGAAAAAGCAGGATATGAGCCCACTAATCCCAATTCGCAATTGATGTATACGCTTCAACAGGCGGCTGGAAGTGCTAACAAGAAAGCTCCCAGATTAGCTTTTACTGAAAATCCAGCACCTACCGATAACTACCTTGGTTTGTATAAGTCCAAAAGACGACTTCTGCCCGATGAAGTTCTTAAGCAGATTCGCCTTCAAGACCATTTAGTGGCTTCCATCCTACGTGCTCGTGGAAGTACGATGAGCCTTTTTGGCCATCTACGAAAGGATCGTTTTGATGTAGGTGTGGAATTATCGTTAAAACAAGAATTTTATGATGTTTTGACTCCAGAACAATATGAAAAAGTTACGGAGCGCATGAAAAAGGTCGAACGCCTGATTCTTAATTGCGGCCATACTGCTGGTCTAGAACACCATGATAAAATGACTTTGGCTCAATTCATGGATATTCAAACCCAGAATGGATTGAACTTCGCAAGATTCGGAACAGAAATAATTTATGATAGAGAAGCAGAACCAGATGAAGATGGGAACTATCCTTTTCATCGTTTTAGACCGGTAGACGTTGGTACTATTTATAAAACTGTTCGTAAGGGTGAATATATCGGAAACACCTTGCGAGAAACAGCTATGAAGATGCTGGAAAGCATCACTGGTGATAAACCCAAGATTGATCTACAGAAGTTAAAAGAAGATAAATATGCTTGGTTGCAAGTTATCGATGGCACTCCACGTCAAGCATTTACTCACAGAGAAATGTTAGTTTACAATCTTTTCCCATGTACTGATATCGAAATGAATGGTTATCCAGTGTCTCCTATTGATACTGCGGTTAGCTCCATCACTACCCACATTTCTATTGATGCGTACAAGAAGCTTTACTTCCAAAACGGTAGAGCCACAAAGGGGATGTTGGTTATTAAATCGGATGAAGTTGATGAATCAGTCCTTAACAACATCAAGCTTCAATTCAATGCTTCTGTAAACAACGTTGCTAATAGCTTCCGAACGCCCATATTCGGCCTTGGGAAAGAAGACGATATCGATTGGTTGCCATTTGCTGGGGAAGGTCTGCAAGATCGTGAATTTGAATTTATGTACGATCAAATTGCTAGAAATATCATGTCCGTATTCAGCATGTCTCCTGATGAACTTCCTGGATATAGTCACCTTTCTCGCGGAACTAACAGCCAAACGCTTTCTGAATCAAATAATGAATTTAAACTCACAGCGGCTAGGGATACTGGATTAAGGCCTTTGATTGCAAAGTTTCAGACATTCTTTAATCAATTATTGTTTCCACTCATAGATCCGCTGTTGGCCAAAATCTGTGAAATCAAATTCTGTGGAATTGATGCTCAATCCAAAGAACAAGAATCTACGCGTTTACAGCAAGATATGTCTACCCACATGTCTTACGATGAAGTCTTGAATGCGGTAGACAAAGATGCTGTTGGCGAAATGATGGGCGGCTTGGTTCCGTTCAATGAACGATATCAATTGATTTTAGACAAATACAAAAACGTTGGCGAGATAATGGGTACGTTTTTGGGCGATGCTTCTGCTATGGTAGACCCATTGCTTAGATATAAGCGTGACCCGTTCTTTTTGCAATGGCTACAACTTGTAGCTCAAGTTAATCCTGCAGCTGCACAAGCTTATTTCTTGCCACGTCCGTTTGCTATGGATATACTTAAAATGGTAGTCGCTGATTCATTAGAGGAAGAAGATGAAAAATAGTCAATTAAATTACAAAAGCAAATATTTTGAATTGCGTTCCAAGTACATTAATGATTTGGATACCGCTTTTAGGTTGGGCGTTGAAGAAGGAATGAAAAGCGCTCAACAACAGCAGGCTATGGATGCTCAAGCTCAAGCTCAAGAGGCTCAGATGGCACAAGCTCAGGCGTTGGCCGGTGGACAGCCTGGAGAACAACCTGGCGGAGAACAGCCAGGTGGAAATGACCAACCGGGCATGGAGAGTCAATCTGAAGAGGGGCAGCCGCAGCCTGGTATGGAAGGGCAACCTTCTGAACTTGATCAGCATATTGGGAAACTCGAAGGAATGCTTGGTCAAAATACAGATCCTGAAATTCAAAAGAGTTTGAATGAGATCAAAAACCTCAGAAAGGCAGAGAAGTTTGCTATAGAGATGAAGAAATCAGAAAAAGCCATTGCTGGCATAGCCAAAGCTTTGCATAAGCCAGGTTTCAAGCTAAACGCATTGGCTCAGCATAATTTGTCTGATACTGCAAAGAAATCTGTCAGCATGCAGCACAAAATCGTCAACGATATTATGGAAAAATGGCAAAAAGAAGAAAGCAACGCTTCAAAAGATATTACAAATATTCTTAATATTGAAAATCTGATTAAGGAATAAAAAAGTGTTTGGCATTAGTAGTAATGGTAAGGAAGCTCTAGGCCAAACCGTAGAAGATATCTTCGACCGAATAGCACTTCAGCTATTGGGGAACATCCCTAAGTTACAAAGCAAAAAGCAACTAGTACTTTCATATCAGCCTAACTTTGGTCTATCCCATTTGTTCGTACAGGGAATGGCCAACAAAGCTCCTAATGAAATTGAAAAAGATGTACTAAAAAGCATGCTTGAAAGTGCTTATGGCTATATCGAATCTCTTAAAAACAAGACCAAATCAGACATCACAGAGCAATTAGATGGTCTAGCTAGAGAAGCCCGCCTAGGAAAAAGAAAGATTTCCAAGGAAGAAGTGCAGTCGATTCTTAATAAAGAATTTAAACGTGCCAAATCCCATATGGCCGCCATTGCAGAGCAAGAAGGAACCAAATTTCGTAACCTGGGAAGCATGATGGATATCGCACGAGTTTCATCTTCTTTGGGCGATGCAGATCCTACTGTTTTCTTTGTGGTTGTTAGGGATAATGTCCTGTGCAATGAATGTCGAAGATTACATTTGATGCCGGATGGCGTTACGCCGCGTCTATATAAACTTTCTGAACTCAAGCAGGGATACCACAAACGTGGTGAGGACAATCCATCAGCCTTTGGCTTGCATCCCCATTGTAGGTGTACGCTTACGTATTTATCTTCCGGTTTTGGATTTAAAGAAGGCAAGTTAAAGTATCAAGAAGAAGGATTTGATGCCTATCAAGAACAGAGAACTTAGTCTTTCACGCCCCATTTTTCGTGCATTATAATTACTTTTTCTCCATCTGATGCTATATCATTTGCTGGAAATTGATATTGACATTCTTCAGGTTCATTTACTTCAATCATCAAATCTACTTCGGCATCAGGTGGCAATTTTAATTGAAACCATTGCAATCTTTCAATTAGCTTAGATAGTTTCATTCACACTCCAAAAATTAATTTCTCGGAAAATAATGGTAATAAACAATCAATCCCCAACTCAGAGCCTCTACAAGATAGTTAATCGTCAAAATTAAATCAAAACCATAATTCAAGAATAAGTAAGAATACATAAAGATCGCGCCCAAGAAGATCATCCAGGCGATGGATACCGGCGTTCCTACACTTTTCCCCGCCTTAAATGTTTGATATGCAGCAGGAACTCCGCAGTATCCAAAACAAAAACCGCCTAAAACTCCCAACAATTTTGTGATCATATATCGCTTCCTGTCATCTTAAATTATCTATATCTTCATTTGCAGATATGGTTGTTACTATAAAGAATTCTACAAGTAACACAACAAATATAACCATTGAAATCGGATATGTATTAAAAAGCCATCCCAATAAAAGTGGCACCGCGAAGGCACTAACAATAATCAGATGTACTGCCAGAATCTTTTTTAACATAACTTTCCTCTAAAATATTAACTACGATTCGGGATTTTGCCACTCGTGCGCCTTGTCTCCCCACATCAGTGCTAACTTAGTGGAACCTTTGTGCAGAACGCTTTCAGTACCCAAAAATTAAGGCTCGTTTGTTTCTACCCTTAGCACGGGCCGTAGCTTCATCATGTGGCACGTCTTACGACTCAGGCTTCTCAGCCCTACCTTACGGGCAAGTACACTAGTTACCTCGCCGCCACTGACTATTAATGGGCAGGCCCCTTCACGGTCCTTTTCACCAGGCTAGTGCGGTTGTTGACTTCTAGCTGCCTCACGCATTGTACTGGCACCCAATAAAATGTGCTGGTGGGTCGGTGAACTGCCAACTCGAACGCGACCAATCAAAACAGAGCCGACCTGTGTATCCTCTAAGCGACTTACATCGCCACCAGCTAAAAATTTTTTTTCAAAGAATCGGAATTACACCGACTTGCCATATATGAAGTCATTGAGCATCTGCCGACTCCATCACATTCTTATTCCGCAAATTACTTAAATACCCAAAAGACTTAACTTGCAAGGTTTCGTTATTACCCTAATGTCACGGGTATCCACCTCGAACTCTTAGGCCAAATACCGGTGGGCTAAACGCCGTAACGGTACGTTTCATTTGCACGTGTCATGTCCACGCCGTCTTTGAAAATCTGTGCGGATCTCTCTCCGCTTGTCACGATTTCACTCGTCGCCTACAGAGCTACTGTAAGAACGGTTGCTGGCGGGCTAACTTCGGGGGCGACCCTGTTTTAACATCCTAGATTCCTCAAAGGTGCGGAAGATTCGCGCAATCATCCGAGCGTTTCTCATTCAACGCCGCCGCCAGCTAAACTTAATCCTTTTTGCTTCGTAATCTTTTAATTCCATGATAAATCAGAATAATAAATCCTACTGGAACTACTACTAAACTAAAAAACAAACCAAACGCTATATAAAGCGCTAATATAATTGCGACAAGCGTATCCATAATTCCCTACTTAGCAGCGCCAGTATCAACCCAATTAATGATCAGATCTCTTTCAGACTGTGGCATATCATTAGTGCCTGCTAGCATTTCCTTAGTATACACTTTTTGTTTGATTTGTAACCTAAAATTATAAGCTTCTTCATACTTTTGCCAGTTCTTTCCAGCCATATAATCATGACATCTAGAGCATCGATTTTTGAAGATAGCTTGGATGTCTTCTGTATAAGTGGGATTTCGGGCATATCCCAATGAATTGATTAGTAAAATAGCAAGAATTGTTTTTTTCACATAGTCCTCCAAATAAAGTGCTGATGAGTCGGTCTTATTCCTAGCTTGCGGTTAATTCCGCTTACTTTTTGCCGCGCTCAGTAGATATGTCTGGTCAAACCATATTCTACTTCCCCGTATGTGAATTTGCGGACCAGAATCGTCGGACTTTCGTCCCTAACATACGTGCGTGTCCTTCCACGCCGCCACCAGCATCTAAACTATATCATTCATAATCTCTAATTGCAATTCCTACAGGAAATCGCGGAACTTTGGCTGCCCCAGTAAGGCCTTGGTATTTAACTGTAAGTTGCTTGTTCTGCCAAAGTTTATGATTTTCAAAGTATTCTTTGAGCTTATCTGTCTCTCCAGACATTTTAGCAAAAAATTCTTTCCCATCTGTCGTGACGCACACAAAAGCACCAACGTGTCCTGCGAGTTTTCCACGACCTTCATCAATTCCAATAATTTTGAATTCAGCATCGTCAAACTCCTTTACTTTTAACAAATCGTAACTGCGTTTATTTACATAAAGACCCGCTTCATTGCGCACCATCGCACCTTCGTATCCTTCTTTCTTAAATTTGTTAAAACTATCAATGACTTGAGTTTCATCATATATTCTGATAGTCTCTACCACTTTTAAATATGATAGATGATTTTCCATAATCTTATCACGTAAATATTTAGATAAACTCATTTCTCTACTATAAAAAGTAGACTCGTTAATAACATCATAAATATGATATTGAACGTTCAGATACCCATCTTCTGGATCTTCTTTTCTAACGGCAGATACTATTTTTTCAAAATCATTCTTAAAATCATGATTATACAGCTCACCATCTAAAAACAAATGACCATCTATATGCATACCAGTTAAGGTTTCTATATCTTTAACAATATGTGGCATGGAGGTGATTTGTTTCCTGGTACGAGACCAGAGAGTACATTTACCATCTTTTAGAATGGCAATGCAGCGAATGCCATCTAATTTGGGCTGTACATAGGCCGGATACTTTACCTTATGTCCATGATCGGTAAATTTGTGAGCTAACATAGGGACAATGCCACCTTCAATTAGATCGTCAAGCTTATCATTTTCCGCATCTTTTATAGATTCGACATATCCCTTTTTCTTTTGTTTTTCCCATTTAGCCTGCGCTTCTGCTTCCGCTTGTTGTAAGGCTGTTGTTTGGTTCTTTTTACCGATATTTTTGCCTTTCTCGATATAGTCAGTAGTTGTTTGTGGACTATCAGTGCCTAACTGCCCATAAGTGGTTTCAAACCAAGCAATTCCATCATATTCGCCAGTTTCAATTTCCCAAAATTGAATGGAGCCAGAATTATTTTTCTTATAAATTATAGGTAATTTCATAATTTTAAATACTCACTAGCTTTTTTAATTATTTCTGAATTATCTTTAAATAAACCTAATCCTTTATTACACGCACCGCATAAAAGTCCCCTAATTTTACCACTTCTGTGATCGTGATCTACCACAAGAGATCTTATTTTATTAGCTCTTTTATCAAAAAGAGTTTCTTGCGAATTGCATATAGCACATAAATTACTTTGTTTTTTTACCATTAGTTCAAATTCATGTAAAGATATACCAAATTTATATAACAAAGAAAGATTTTTAAATTTTGATTTATCTGTTTTCATTCTTGCTCTTTTGCCCTTATCTTTAACTTTTTGTGGATTATTTTTTCTCCATATTTTTTGTCTCCCATATTCTTTGTGTTTATTGTTTAATCTATATAATTTATCATTTTTTTTAATTTTTTCTTTGTTATTTAATTTGTATAATTTATGTCTCTTGAGTTCCTTGTCTTTATTGTTTACCAAATATTTAATTCTTGCTAATTTATTGCAATTATTACATTTATAATTTAATCCATCTTTGCTTGCTTTATTTTTACAAAATTCTATATGTAATTTATGTTGTTTACATACATTGCAAACTTTTCTATTTTCCATATCCGCCCTTATAAATAGCATTAAGTCTTTCATCAAGGTATTGTTGTGCCGTAACGCCTGGTACTAGAATAGTATCACCATTGGCATGAACAAACAATGGGATTGACAACCTATCCGAATTGGAATTATCAGGGTTGACAACCCTATGTGTAGTAGACTTAAACCGCCCACCGCTAGCAAGCTGAAGCATATCTCCTGCGTTTACGATCAAAGAGTTTTCTTCAAAAGGTACGGAATGCCACCGTCCAACATTATCTTGAACTTCTAATCCTGGAGCACTAGCGGCAACCAATAGTGTAAGAATGTTGATGTCCTCATGAGCTGCTGCCCTTACGGCACCCGGTTCTTGTTTGATACTGTCCAGGGATGGGTAATAAATTGCCCTCATGAGGGTATTATTGCTATTTCTACACACCTCAACAAAATCTACTGGGATTGATTCGTTCCTATTTAGGGCGTGAAGCAAACGACCAGAAACATCTCCTTCTAGAAGAGAATAAAGTTTTTGAGTAAGAACTGACACTTCATCTGGAAGCCGTACTCCTGGTTTATAGTGAAAAAATTCTTTAATATCAGCAACTTGTGCTCCTACAGCCTTTTCGCCACCAAATCCCGTAAATCCCAAATTTGAATCTTTGGAATTGACAAATTGATCCTTATAGCTTCTATTTTTATTGAAAAACTCTTTCCATCCGGCTTGGGTATCACGAATAAGACCTAGGTCTACGCCGAAATTCTTCACCACCGCAAACCCCGTAGAAATTATGGATTCCATGAAATCATAATCGAAATCTTTTGACCTTAAACTGATTACCTTTACATCCATATATTCTCCAAAATTAAGGCTAACGAATCAGGATTCGAACCTGACATTTTCACCCGTCCTACCGGACGGTATTGTTCCTTATACCGAATCGAACGGTTTCACCGTGATTCCCATCACGATGGGGCTAGCCAAACCCTCGCCAGCTAATCTTAAGTATATAAGGACACTTTAATAAAGGCAAGGTGATTTATGGATTGGACAAATGGATCAGAACAAGTAACTGAGCATTTTACAGTAGCAGACTGTTTAATGTTACATAATTGGAATAGATTGGCAACACTAGATGACAATGCAGACTTCGATAAACTTACTGCATTGTGTCAAAAACTTGAAGAAGTTAGAACAGCGCTCGGCTGTCCAATGAATGTGCATTGCATTTTTAGGTCTAAAGCCTACAATATCGCTCAAAGAATCCTATTGCCTACCGGTTTAGATGTCCACGCCATGAATCTCGCGTGTGATTTTGATTGCAATGGCAGTCTTACTATTCAAGAAATTAAGGATAAATTAGAGCCCCTATTGGATCAATTGGAAATTCGTATGGAAAGGGGCACTACAACTTGGATACACATTGATCTTCATTCTGTCGGTCCTTCTGGCAGATATTTTACACCGTGAACCATGCAAAGCAATACCCTTACGGAAAAACCGAATAGGGCACATTTTACTAATCCGGGGGATTATTGCTTTGTTTCTGATGACACTATCGTGATGGCCTGCCCCTTCTGTGGCCACATATCTCACCTAAAACATACTATTTTACAAAAATTCCCACTTACCTTAGCGCCATCAGTGGTTCAGGGTGGTTGTGGTGACCATTTCTTCGTTGGCAATGGATTTGCTGTTAAAGTTTAAAATGCTGCGGGCCGGATCGAATAGTACCGACTCAACGACTCGCAAGCCGAGAGGCCATCGCTGTCAACATTACCGCAAATGATGCGATCCCTAGAGGATCTATTTTTCGAGAATAATTGTGGAAGGCTCTTTAGTGTCTATAGAAGCTAGTTTGGGTTGCTTCTGCAGACTTTCCGTTCGGTAATTTACAGAGAATGATTGTTTCTTCCATTCAGGCCATGACTCAAATTCTTGCGAACTTGCACGAATATATTCCCAGTGCTTTTCTACTTCTTCCGGGGTCATAAAGGGGGAATGCTTTTCCATTTGAGGCTCCTTTTTATTTTTTCCCTGCAAGAAGATTCTTAACTATAATCTCTGTCTCCAGATACGAGATCCGGTTCATCGGAATACGCATCTGAGCATCAGATTTTGACCACTCTGCAACTTTGATGTTGGCCTCTCTCTGGTTCCCAACGGAGGGTCTACCTGAAACCCTTTATCCGCCACTGACAAGGATACCTTGCGAGTATCTCCCAGATGCGTTCAGGCTCCTACCGAGGCCTCGTAGGATAACTTCTATTTATCCATTCTTAAGTCTAGCTCTGATCTGTTCAAATGTTTCTTCATTAAGTAGCATACCATCCTTAAAGATAGGTCGCAACATATCTACAGAAAGTTCAGAATCCAGACTATGGCCATCGCTATAGGTGATCTTTCCACTAGTCCTGTAAACAAGAACTTTTCCCTTTTGTGACTTCTTGATGCCGTCATCAGTTTTGGGATTTTTGAAGATCTGTTTTTCTACCCCATCAACGACACAAGATGTTGATTTTAAAGCAAAACCAAACGTATCTCTGGTATTATACTGGTACGAAAAAGATCCAATTCCCAATACCACATTAATGGAAGCAAATCCTTTTTCGGCAAGACGGTTGATGATTTCCTCTGCACGTCGTAGCGTAATGGCATCACCGTAGATAAGGCCAATATGGGAATCGAGAAGTTTATAACCTTTCTCGGTAACGGTACCGCCAAAGATATCCCAGAGAGCTTCTACTGCACCCTTACGTTCGAGTTCAGTTTTTCCTTCTGGATCTCCGCAAACAACTAGGACCGGATCGCCAGAATCTGGACGAATAACAACCCTATCACCAAGAGGGCCACCATTGCGGGCCATGATTTTTTCCTTAAGGGCTGGAATAACTCGACCAATCACATCCCAGAAATCATAACCATCAGAGACGATGGAAACAAATCCACTATGGTGAACCTTTGAAAGCATATTGTCTAAATATGCCATATCGTCACCGTAAACGCATTGAATACTATGTTCAGTTGCTGGGATTGAAGTGCCAACAAGTTCTTTTTCCACATTAGCACCATAGTAATACTCGGCTGCCAAAATAGCAGGGATAGTATCCGTGCCAGCAAAAGATAACAAATGACCAAGACCCGTATTAGTAGCCATTTCTAGGCCGCCCATTCCCCTCATGGAGAAATCGTGCCCTTGAAATTGAACAAAATCAGTATTGCCAACTGTCCTCATTGCGGCATCATCAAGAAGTTTGCGATACTCATGTGCAATAGTAGCCGCTGTATAAGCGGGCCATAGTTCACAAGACAGAAGGGTTTCAACATAGTTTGTGAGCCAGAAAAATCTGGGATCAGTATTTTGAATGGTTAAAGTAGGAACTCTCAAGGGAACAACAGTACCTTCTGCAACTCCTTTAATGAGCAACGGTAGATAGCCAAGATCGTGTAGCGCTTCAATGTGACTAACATCTGGATCAGCAACACCAAGGGTACACTTGACGATTCTAGCATATTCAGCAGCCACTTCTGCTTTTGGTCTAGAAAAGAAATTTTCTTGAAAGAAGTCATTTAGAAACTTGACCACTCTTTGATTTCCAAAAACAACTACCTCATTAACATCCTTCATTCTAGAAGCGCGGGGCGTCCACGTAGAATAAACGACTTCGGTCTTATTTGGATACATCAATCTGTGCGAAAGTTTATAAAAATCACACAGTAGCATTGCTGACATTTTGAAAGTTTTCATATTATAATCTCCTATATATGAAATAGTTTACTCACTCTTTTCTCCATCCTGAGTGAATATACGGTTGATCCCTGAATCTTTGAGAGTTTTCAAACCTTTTGAAAATATCCCATGAGTGACAAAGAGATTTACCTCTTTAGCACCTGCAGCCAAGAGATCTTTGGCTAACAATTTGAAAGTCATTCCACCATCGCATATATCATCGATAATCATAATACTTTTTCCAACAATATTGCCAAGATTACCTAAATCATTGATCAATTTATAACTAGTGATATTGCCGGTAAGTTGATCGCGGACTTTTTCTCCATGAATATGTGGTTGAGAAAATTGATACATTGGGACGTATTTACAGTAGGCTCCGTCGTCTGGATAACAAACTACATCTGTTTTACAAGTAAACATAACAGAATTGATATAGTCTTGAGGATACCATTCTTCGCAATTGTGTATTAATGTAGACGCAACTGGACTATGCGGATCGACGATTGTAACTTTTTGAAAATTTAAAGAATTAAGTAATTTTGCAAAGGTAGTTAAGGCAAAAGTGGTATCATTTGATACTTCCTTATCTTGCCTACCGTATGGCAAATAATGCATTGTTAATTTGGAATACAATACGTTATAATAATCTAGAAGAGTCTTTAACTGAGCCAAATGAAGAAATTCGCCCTCGTTTTCGAAGATCCACACTACTTTAGCAACAACATAGCCGGTTGGGATATTTTTTACTTTCCAAATTTGAGAGGTCTTGTCGGGAAAAATGGTAGGAACAATTTTTTCATCATTAAGATAAATCATATAGGCTCCTTATCTTAGGTCTACGAAGCATCCACATCAATCTAGGATAACTTAGCAAACCTGCCTTACACTTAAGATTATATCACAGTCCAAATTTAAAGCTATAGAAAAAACAAAAACCGCCTTTTTTAAGGGCGGTTTAAGATCTCTACTTACCATGGGTAAGAAAGGCTATTTTGTACGAGCGTTGATGTGTTCGTGGATCGACTCTCTGCTTCCACCAGTATGGGCGGGCAAATTAACCTTATAATTCTGACCTTTAGGCGTTTTAACAGCCCAGGTATGGAAATTGTGGTCTTTAGTAGGAGGCGAAAGCTTACGATAAGTATGGCCTTTATGTTCTCCTAATGAGGGGTGTCCCTTAGGAAGACCATGAATATACTCGGTGCCAGGTTCAGTGGGATGATATCCGCTTTGTTTAGCATGAGAAGGATCTGGTTCATAGCTCTTCTTCATATTTTCAGATTTAGGAAGATTTGGAGAGGGCATTTGTTTCAATTCATGAAGAGCTTCTTTGTGTTTAACTCTAGCCATATGAACGTCGGCGCCTCTATAATCTGCACCTGCAGCAGAAACTCCACCTACTCTTTTTATGCCCTTTTTTCCATAAGCAATTGCTTGATCGGCTTGTGAATGTACGCCTATTTCATGTCCGGTTTCTGCTTTTCCAAAATAACTTGCATACATCTTAGACAGTTTGCCTTCAGCCTGAACAGTCTTTTTTAATGCCAACACTCTACCGATAGAGTCGATTTCTCCTTCGGCCAAATGAGGCATTCTTTTCTTCATATAGTCCTTAAACTGATTCTTTTTATCCCAAGTACTATAAGCTTGATCTGCACGCTCATACCAATGCGATTTTTCTTTCTTTTTCAAAGATCCACCAAATCCAAGTGCATTGTTGAATCCTGCCTGCACTCCTTCTGCGGTTACCGGTGCAGGTGAAGGCGAAGGCGTTGGAGCCGTAGGCGCCGTATCTTTCTTTAATTCTTCTTTTTTAATCATAGCATTCATCTTAGGACGTTTTTCAAGACTTTCTTTCCCCAATGCGGCGCCGCCTACCAATTGAGAAGGTGTAGCCATTGCAGATCCAGCGGTAAGAGCTTTTTTAAGATCTTCAGATTTTCTATTGTCAGAGAATTTTTTACCTTCAATTGTTTGTTTATGACTCGGATGTATTTTCAAACCAGTCTTCTCCTCTGCGTGATTATACATAGCAGAAGCAATTCCCTTCCTGCGATGCCTATGATCGACAAAGGTTTGTACGGGGTGCAAGCGTCCACCGGATGCCTTGGAATGATGCTCACTAAGTTCGGTCTCTCCAATATGATTACCTTTATTATCAAATGCTTGAACTAAGTGTTGGCCGCCAGTATTAAAATTTCCCTTGGCATAACGTAAGGTATATCCTTCTTTTTTCCAATCTCCATTCTCACCTTTTGCTAATTTTTTTCTTGGATTCATTGCATTGATTTGTTTTGATTGTTCATGCAGATCTTTATATCGTGCCCAATGATCTGCCATCTCTGGAGCATCGCTTTTTCCGCCTGCTTTTATATGATCGTTGATTTTTCTAGACACTGCAGCCTTTCTGGCTCCTACTCTAGTTGCAGCCCCTCTCCATCGTTTATATTCGTCATCTTCGCCCTTATCCATTTCTTCTGACATGGCTAGTTGGCTTCCAATGAATGCTCCACCGCCAGAGGCGCCTCCACCCTGACCGCCACCCGTGCTGGGTTCGTAGCCTGCACCAACATCCATTGCGGTACCTTTTACAACTTCATTGGTTTCATTTTGAGAAGTAGGTATTCTTTCGCTTTCTTTTTTCTGAAGAATTTCTTCATAAGTAGACTCAAACTTAAACAATTCCATTTCGCCTTTGAAAAGAGAGCCAAGTAGATTGTCTTTATTTGTCGATTCCTTAGGTGACGGCATTAGTTCAGCAACGCAAGTCTTATTGCAAGGTAAATTTGTGATCGTCACTTTACGAGCAATAGAACGAGTAATAGTCATTCCCTCTTTTGCTCCGGGGATTTTTGCCCCTTCTACTGAAAAACCCACGACAGGTGGTTCGTTGGGATGTTCAGCGTCGTCTTTAAACAAAGAGGCAACTTCCAAAGCAGATGGTTTTGGGTTCTTTGGATCATCAAAAAGACGACCCATTATATAAAGGAATGGAATCTTGTACTTATTCCAAAAATATGACTGCCTATCATCTTGACAGTCTTCCTTAGAGAAAATCTTGTGGGCTTTCAATATCTTACCACAAATCTGGGAAGGACTGTCGCTTTTGTGTTCCCAATTCAGAACCGCACCAATAAGAGAGGAGGTGTCTAGTCCTTTTAGATCCACTATTTCGCCGCTTGAATCTATCGCCTGAGAAGAGGCTATTCCATCAATATAAGAACACTTATTCATAAATATAAGATTGCCGTATGTTTTTGAGATACTTCATAGCTATTTTATATCATGTAGTTATAGTAAAAGTGCGGTATTTTGATTATAAGTTATTGAAATTATATATTTTTTTTATCCGCAGCAATAGTTTAAGTATATCAAAGAGTTGTCATTTCTATCGAAATAGAAATGGAAAATGTGTCTAGACACAACTAAAGGAGATTTAAAATGTACTCAAATGCAAAAGCTATAGCGCTCATGAGAGACCTCACAAACAAGCTTCAGATCCGTTTCGGTCAGAGCGGAACCCCAGCCTCTATGAATTCTTTTACTCAGGGCTTTTCGGCTCCTGACGCTGCGGGCGGAACGTGGCCTTATGTCCTGTTTTATAATGCGGCTGCAGGTGCCGGTACGGGCAATCCCGTTATCTTTATCGAAATCGCGGGCATTGATGCTGTTTCTAAAGATATCTTCGGAAATGACACGGATTCTTATGCTCCCCATAAGCTCCTTTTAGGATATGAGCAGGGCGCAGCGCAGACTTATTCGTACACCGTAACTTCAGCCAATGCTACTGCAGGGGCTGTTTATACTAACAACGGTAATTCTTTTATCGTTAACTCTACGATTGCTGGCGGTACGACGTTGACTTCTACTGGAACTCTTGCTCCTACGGCTTCGGGCACTTTGACGAAGGCTAGTGGCACTGGCGATGCAACGATTACATTCTCTGCATTCGGCACGCCCGGCAATCCATCGACGTGGGTTTCTCCGGCTGACCTTCTTGCGGTTGAATTCGAAGCCATTAAAACTGGCGTTGCTCTTACTCTCGTTGAAGTTGCCAATGGTGCTGGAGTCACTGCGGCTACTGTTAGTGCAGCTACACCGGTTGCCACGATTGATGATCTATACTGGCCCACGAAGTTGGTTTAATTGGTTGGACTGGAGGGTTATACCATGCAGTACACCGAAACACAGCTTTCAAAGCTTATACAGGACGTAGAACTAGAGTTCACGGCTCATTTGGCTAAGGCCGAAGAGGTCGGTAATACTCTTGCTAAGTCTGAAGATGGCGAACAGAAGCCTGAGAAAAAGCCGGAAGACGGCGAAAAGAAGCCGCCTTTCGAAGCTAAGCCCGAAGCTAAGCCCGAAGGTGAACAAAAGCCCGAAGGTGAAGAGAAACCTGAACAGGAAGCGGCGCCGGAAGGCGAAGCACATCCTGAGCAGGCTCCAAGCGAAGGCCATGATTATGATGAAGAGGACATGCAGCATATGCATAAAATGTATATGTCCATGTCAAAAGGCGAGCTAAAAGCACACCATGACGCGATTATGAAATGCGTTAGCGGTGGCGGAATGATGGGCAAGTCTGAAGAGGGTGGCGGAATTGGTAATACCAAATCTGAAAATCCTCCGCAGCCAAAAGTGAAGGGCGAGAACCTAGATTCTGATCCTAAAAATGGTGGAATTGATGCGGGTGCTCCTCACAATGCTCTTGGTCCGAAATCGCCAGCCAGCGATGCTAACGGCGCAAAGATTAACAAATCTGAAGCTGCTAGACGAAATGGTGGAAAGATTGAAGAACAAGCGCCTCACAATTCGCCAGGTGCAAAATCACCGGCTAGCAAGGCAGATGGAGTTCAAATGCAAAAGTCAGAAAACACCGAAGTTGAGTTGCTTAAATCGGAACTTGGCTCGGCGAACACAAAATACGAAGAACTTAAGAAAAACTTTGATGGAGTTGCGGCTTTTTTGACCAAGCTGCTTGAGAAGAAAGCTGCTCCTGCAGGCAAGGCTATCACGTCCATGGATGTTATCGCGAAGAGCGAAGGCGCCGGGGAAGATAGTGAAAAGACACTTACGAAGGCTGATATTCATACCATTCTTTGTAAGAAAGCATCTGAACCTTCGTTACAGAAATCAGATAGAGACGCAATCAACGTTTACTACGAACAAGGACAAGTAAACGTAACAGGAATTAGCCATTTGCTTAAATAGCAGTGGATTTTAATAAGGAGAATACAATGATTGAACAACTTCAGTCACTTATGAAGGCGCTTGAAGCAGGAAGTTACAATGCTGCTCCAGGACAATTGGCTCAGGGAGCCGCTTTGATGGTCGAGGATCTCTCGCCCGTTATGCACAATGTAACGTTTGATGACAGTCATATTAAACTGCAAAAGATGCTTCCTTCGAAGGATGTGAAGTCTCAATTGCATCAGTTTAATCGTCAGTTGGATTATGGTATCTTTGGTGGTTCGGCCCAGTTTGAAGGCGGAATCGGCGAAGAAGACACGTCTAACTATGTCCGTGCAGTGGTGCCGATGGCATACTACAGCACGACTCGTAGAGTCACGGTTGCTGCTAACTACATCGGCGCGTTCGATGGCGTGAAGGCAGAAGATCGTGCGGCTGCGGACGCTGCGATGAAGCTCGCTGGCGATATCGAGTTCGACTCTTTCCGTGGACAGAGCGATTTCTCGAACGCGGGCGTGTTTGATGGTAACCCCCTTGCGGTTGCTAAGGTTCCGAATATGATTGGACTTGATCAACAGGTTCGTCAGTCGGACAGTCAGCAAAATACTCAGGATCTTATGTTTGCTGAATATGGTTCGGATCAGACGGTTGTACTGTCGGTCGGCGGAACTCTTACTCAGTCAGTGATCGAAGATAGTTCGGTTCGTTCGGCCATGAACATGGGCGCTGCGGACAGACTGGTTCTTGATCCGATCAGCTTGAGCGCGTATAACAAGATCGCGCACGCGAAAGAACGTATCATGCTTGCTGGCTCTGCTCAGGAAGCGACTGGTGCTCATTTGCGTACTCAGTGGACCTCTAGTGCGGTTGTCTCGCTCGAAGCTTCGCGCTTCCTGTCTGGCAAAACGCGCCCGGCGCGTCCGCGAAGTGGTAGCCCGGCGGCTCCGACGTTCACCATCGCTGATGGTGGCCCGGCGGGTTCGTTGCTCCAAACCGGTAGCTATGCATATTATGTCACTGCGGTGACGATGCGTGGTGAGTCTCTCCCGTCTGCGGCGCAGACTCAGGCTGTTACGGCTGGCGATAAGGTCACTCTGACCATCACCGGTACGGGACAGTACTACTGCGTGTATCGCTCGGATCTCGGTGGAACGGCAGCGGTTGCCAAGTTCATCGGTAAGGTCGCGGCGAATGGCGCTGGATCGGGTGCGACGTTCACGGATCTCGGAAATCGTCAACCTGGCTCGGTCACGGGCTTCTTGGTTCAGGCGAATACGATGGGATTCGGACAGTTGGCTCCTTACAGCAAGCTGAAACTTGCGGTTAGCGATCTGTCACTTCCGGAGGCTCATTTCCGCTTCTTGTCCTTGGCTGCATACCAACCGAGGAAGAACGTGATCCTTGAGAATATCACGGGTCAGTTGGCTCCGAATAATCCTACGTAATTAACTAGTTAGGATGTCCTTTTAAAAGGGTCGGTATCGTAAGATACCGGCCTTTTTTATTTCCCTTGCATTTTTTCTAATAGTAGTGTAATCTTATATTTATGAGTAAGATTAAATACACAAATGATATTATTTCTAAAGCAGTTGAAATGAGAATGGATGGCGAAGCTATTCCTGATATTGTAAAAGCTACAGGAATGAAAAAGCCTAGCCTACAAAAACTCTTTAGGGAAAGGGGAATAATTCTAACCCCAGAACAAAAGAAGGCGGCGCTAGCTAGACGATGGTTAAATCACGAACCAATAGTGGATGGGATGAAAAGATGCTCTAAGTGTAAAGAGAATAAACCGGTAGATGACTTCCATAAAAATGAGAAAAGACTTACAGGTTTAGTATCTTCTTGTAAGAAGTGCTATCAAGATTTTTATGAGGAAAATTCAGAAGAAATTAAGGCTAGAGTAAAAATATACAAAAATAAAAATCCAGATCTTGTTAAATTATGGGATAAAAATCGATATTTAGCTAAAACAGATGAATACATAGCTAACGCTGCTAAATGGGACAAAGAAAATCCAGAAAAACGTAAAGAAATAAAAAGAGAATACGACAAAAGAAATCAACCTGCAAAAAATTCCAGAACGGCCTTTTATCGTGCTCAAAAAATCCAAGCTACCCCAAAATGGCTATCTGACCATCAAAAAGAAGAGATTAAACGTATTTACGTCAATTGTCCTAAGGGATTTCACGTCGATCATATCGTTCCACTAAACGGGGAAGAAGTTAGAGGTCTTCACGTACCTTGGAACTTACAATATCTACCAGCAGCAGAAAACCTAAGAAAATCTAACAAGCTATAGTTCTACTACTACTGGCTTATTAGTTGGTCTATACTGTTCAGTACAAATGCTCGCATTAACAAATGTTGTACCATTAAAAAGATGCATTCCATAAGAATGATGGATATGACCAAAAACATGAAGTTCCGGCTTTACCTCGATAACTCTTTTATACAAATCTTCACAGCCAACCCTACTACCATCAGGACATAGGTCTAATATGCCAGCTGGTGGTCCATGGGTAAGTAACACATCGACCTTATCAGGAATCTTCTTCCAAATAGCGGCTAATTCTGGTCCTCTAGGCACATTAAAGGCCCAGTTAAAAAACTCTGGCTGCCAAGGTGAACCATAAAACACTTTTCCGTCAATTTCTACAGAAGAATCAAGTAGATAGGTGATACCGTTGTCTCCACAAAGAGTTTTCATCATTGTAGGATCTTTCTCAGCTAACCAGTCATGATTACCCGCTGTAATAATGACATTCTTGAAATTTGTGGCTTGTTTCTTTAAAGATTTCAGTTCGTTAGCTATCTCGTGTGTACTTCCACGATAGGTAAGATCCCCAGAATGAACAAGCACATCCCCTTCAGGCAGGATTACCTTAGATATTTGACAGTGCGTATCGCTTATACATACTATTTTCATAAGCCTAATATACCATATATGAAGCAATCTTAATAGTGAATATTCACTCGCATAAGCGGGAAGACCTTAAGGAGATTTTTCATGGCTTTAACTAATCATACTATTATAGCTCTTCAGGATGCCCTCACCTTGGTATCTGCCGGTAATGAGTTAGCCAGCGCAATCACAAGCGGCGCTAAACTTTCTCCGGATACTCTTACCAGGCTGCAAGATGCCATGAGTAATAAAAATATTGGTAACGATCTTCAGGCAGCTATCTTGGGAACGCGTCCTCTTTCGTTTATCGATCTTCAATACATGATTGACGGTTTCGCAGATCAAGTGGTTGCTGGAAACGTGGCCTCTAATATGGCTGGCGGTATCTCTCCTGCAGCGATCCCCCTTCTTCATAATCTCTTTTCTGTTGTTCCAAATCCTATCACGGCTCTTGGAACCAATCCTCCGAAGAATGTTTCGTTGCCTGGTGCGACTACTTTTACGGTATCGAATCTTGGACTTCCGACTACGGTTACTCTCGGACTGTCGGCTGGAAGTACCTTTCCTTCTACTGGCCCTGGATCTTCTTTTACGTTAGCAAATGCTGGAAATACAAATCAATATATGGTTTGGTACAACGTTGCTGGCGGTAGCAATACGAATCCTACCCCTCCTGGTTTTACAGGAATTGAAGTTACTATTAATAGCACCGACACCAATACTGTCGTGGCCACCAAAACGGCACTGGCTATCGCAAGCGCTTTGGCTGGAATGACTTCTACCGTAACTTCTAATACGGTTACCATTGTCATCAATGCGGTTCTTAGCATGGTCGCTACTCCGACTTTCTCTCCTGCGGCTGGATCATACTATGGAACGCAATCGGTTTCTTTGTCTTCGGCTACGGCTGGAGCAGCTTTTTACTATACTACAGACGGTTCGATTCCCACTACTCTGAGTCCTCTTTACAGTACGCCCATTTCTGTTTCTGCAAATGAGACTGTAAATGTGTTGGCTACGAAGGCTGGGTTTTCAAACTCTACTGTTGGCACTGCGGCTTATGTAATCTCGGTACCAGGAACTGTCGCTACTCCGACTTTCTCTCCTGCAGCTGGATCTTATTCTGGTACGCAGTCGGTGACGGTCTCTTCGATTACGGCTGGATCAACTTTTTACTATACTACGGACGGTTCTACTCCGACTACGGGAAGCACGCTATATACTGGTCCAATTTCGGTTGCTTCTAGCGAAACCGTAAAAGTGTTGGGAGTTAAGGCTGGATTTTCAAATTCTGCTATTGGCTCTGCGGCATATACTATCTCTGGGGCGGGAACTGTCGCTACTCCGACTTTCTTCCCGGCTGCTGGAACTTATGGTACCACGCAATCTGTGACTCTTTCTTCTGTTACAGCTGGAGCAACTTTCTACTACACTACGGACGGATCTACTCCAACTACTGGAAGCACTTTGTATACCGGAGCAATTAGTGTTGCGACTGGTGAGACTTTAAAAGTATTAGCTACAAAGGCTGGTTTAACGAACTCTGCAATCGCAAGCGCAGCATATGTTATCGGTCCTACAGCTGTTAATCTCGCAACTGCTGGTAACTACAGAATTCTGTCGGAAGCTGGTATCAGCGATACGTCTGGATCTGCAATCACCGGTTCGATGGCAGTAAGCCCAATAGCGCACACGGCTATCACCGGATTTGTTCTCACACTCGATGGCGGTGGACAATTCTCTACCGCACCTAATGTGACTGGCGATATCTATGCGGCTGATTATGCTGTACCAACTCCAGCCAATCTTACGACAGCTATTGGCGACATGACGACCGCATACAACGATGCTGCAGGTCGTACTCTCAATTCGATTGTTAATATTGGTAGTGGAAACTTGGGTGGACTCACCCTTACTCCCGGCCTTTATACGTGGTCTACCGGCGTTACGATTCCTACCACTCTTACGTTGAGTGGCGGACCAAGCGACGTGTTCATTATGCAGATTAGCGGTACGCTCAACTTAGCGGCCTCTACGCATATCGTACTTACTGGTGGATTGCTGGCAAGCAACGTCTTCTGGCAAGTTACTGGCGCCGTGACGCTCGGTGTAAGTTCTATATTCAATGGTATCATTTTGTCAGCGACAAATATTGCAGTTCAAACTACAGCAACCGTACACGGAAGACTGTACGCGCAGACTGCGGTTACGTTGCAAGATAACATCGTTGGTAACTAAAAAGTCCATTTGAACAAAAGCAAAGCTTTGTTCGTTGAGCCTTGAAATTCTATTCTTTGAAAAGGGTAAGCCATATCGAAAGGTATGGCTACTTGTTTTTTCACTCCAACTGTATAGATAGTAGCCATAGCAAATCGGGCCTGCGGACTAACCCATATCACCCGTTTCTCAGCCATTATTTGAGCTTGATGCTCTATCCTCTTAGTCTTTTCTACAATTCCAGACTGAATACCTGCCGCTTCTAGACTTTTAATACATGCTGTTTTTTGAGTAGCATTGATGATGCCAGCACACATCATAGCTATCCAGGCACTATACATATTGGTCGATTATAACCTCTAAAATGTTATTTAACTGAGACTTGACATTATCCAAATCTTGATTAGCATCTACGCTAAAGAAAACAGTACCAGTTGAAGGGTCGTTGTTGTCTTCAAAGATATATTCTTCAAATGATTCACGTACTTTCTCTTGGTATTCAACACCCTTCATTTCAATAACATCCATTGCTCCACCACGTTTAACCCTGCGTTTAAGGGCAGTTTCAGTATTAACCCTAAAATAGATGACAATTTCAGGAAGCCTGGTCTCAAGCTCTAAAACGCCCCTATAAAGCAAATCTGTAAAATCTTTAGACACATTGTGGTCGGTATAAGCTAAATGACTATACCATCCACGGTCTGAAACCATCAAATCTGGAGGATTTTCACTTACTTCCAGGTTACGCAACCACTTATCATTTTCGTAACGCATAGCGGAGAATAGAAGCTCCATAGCTTCCCCGGATAGGCTGCTATTTGGGTCTAGGACGAATTCTCTGAGCTTAACGCATGCTGGGATATGGGGGTTTCCAACTTCTCGCGTTTCTACTACATTTAAGCCCCGTTTTTGAGCTTGTTCGATAAAGTATCGTAATGATGTGGTTTTCCCCGAACCATCCACTCCCTCGAATTCTATTTTAAGCATAAATATCTCCTTGACACCGTAGTTTTACCTGTGTCATAATCTTATTAATATGAACAAGAAATTCTATGTATATTGTCACAGAAATCCGGAAAATAATCAAGTCCAATATATTGGGAAAGGACAGGGAAGAAGAGCCTATTCACTAACAAAACGTAGTGCCGCACATTTGGAATGGATAGGCCTGTTATCTAAAAAAACATTGAAACCTATAATTGATATTATAGAATATTTTGATAATGAAAAGGATGCTTTAAACAAAGAAATAGAATTAATTAAATATTACAAACATTTAGGAGTTCAATTATTAAACATTTCCGAAGGTGGTTCGCCTGGTTCAGGCTTAACTGGACAAAAAAATGGAGCTTACGGTAGAAAAAGATTTGATTTAATAAAAAGAAATCAGGCAAATAAAGGCAAAACATTAACAGAAATTTATGGAGAACAACGGGCCATAGAAATAAAAAAGACTCTATCAGAAGCCACCATTGGTGAAAATAATCCAATGTATGGAAAATCTGGCGAAAATGCACCTTGTTTTGGTAGAAATGGTGAATTGCACCCTATGTATGGCAAAAAACACAAAGAAGAATCTAAGCTTAAAATAAGCATTTCCTTAAGAGAAAATAGGGGCATAAAAATTCAATGTTCTAATGGTATTGTTTATGCTTCTTTATCTCAAGCTGCGAAAGAATTACATATAGGAAGAAAATATATATCTGAAATTTTGAAAAAATCAAGAATTAGCCACAAAGGGCTAACATTTCAATATGTTAACTCAACTATTGGAAATCTCAAGCAATCTTAACTATAGAATATACCCTTTTTGGAGTAAATACAATGCCGTTGTTCGCCGCAAAAGTAATAACCTCTTTTTTTAATATAAACGCGTTTACCTACGGTAATCAGTGGATCGTCAACAATGGCGACCCCATAACGCTGTATTTTCAACTTTACGATGCTAATCAGGCTACTCAAGCCTCAAATAGTAGTGGATATTTTGGCAGTATTTTCAGTGGGATAACGCCAGTAGGACCTACTGCTGGTCTAAGATATTTGGTTGGAATTGGCTCTAACAATAATCCATATCAAGTCACCGTTACTTTCCCGTCAGTTGATCTTAACACTGCCATCACGCTAATCGCAACCCAGGTCAGCCCCGCCGATAGCTCTATTTGGTCTGTTTCAGTTCCCGCAAGCCAAGCGATTTGCGGTGGAAACATTCAATTTGCAATTTATCAGGGAAATACAATCAATAGATTTAGTGTTCTTAATATGCTGGACGTTATCTTCCCAGTAAACAATGGATGTTGCTAATGGCTAATACACCAAATAATGTTTCTACGATTATAGGAAAAGGTTACGGAACGGCTATCTATCCGGTTCACGCTTCTGTTGTGTCTGGTTTGATGCAGCGTGTCGAACCGATGCTTACTCCGCAGCAATTAAAATCGAGATTCCTAAAGGGCATCCCTCTATTCTTTTTCAATGGCGATACATTCTCTGACGATGACCTCAAGGATCGCATTTATCTCGCCTCCAACGTAGCCGAAGTAGATTTAAAAGTTACTATTACTCCAGAACAATTCCAAAACAAATTGCCTTTCAAACAAGAGGACTATAAGGCTTACATCAATTTGGTAGCCGAACAGGGTCCGATTATCAGTATTGAACAGTTGGCCATCGTGAGTGCTGATAAAAATACCATCTTTGAAATACCTGCCGAATGGATCGAAACTGCAAACTTTTCTAAGAGGTTAATCAATGTGATTCCGCTCTTAGCTGCTTACGGCGTGAATTCAGTGCAGGGTGCAGTTGGAAATGCAGGTATTGCATTCTTAAGTGTCATGGACGGATTGAACTGGGTCCCGGCTTATTGGCAAATAAAATATACGGCTGGAATGTCTAATCAAGAAGGCAAGATACCTACGGTCGTCAATGAATTGATCGGCTGTATTGCTGCCATAGATATCTTGAGCGAGATTGCGGCCACATTCATCTTTACAAGTCAATCACAAAGTCAAGATGGAATTTCGCAAAGCAGCTCTATGCCTGGCCCACGCATATATCAGTTGCGCATAGAAGAATTAATGCAAAAAAGAGCAAAGCTAGAAAGGCAGATTAGAAATATTTTTTCGTCTAGATTTTTCGTCGGCAACTTTTAATTATGGTAAAATAGTACTTATATGGCTAATAAAGTCGGAGAAGGCGTACATGACATCTACAAAGAACGAGCCCAGCAGGGTGGAGATGTTCTGTGGCATGTTAAGATAAAGGGCCAAACATAATTGATGGAAGGGGTTCCTCTTCACATGTCCTTAAAAGTTTTTAATGACAAAAAAGAGATGAATCTTGATGAAATAAAAGAAAAGGTTAAAAAGTTTGATATAAAAACGCCAAACCCAGAGAAATTGAGATTTAAGACTACGATTTTTACATCTGAAAGAGATGGAAAAAAGTATTTTATGCTTCTGGTGGAAGGCGCAGATAAGACTTATGAAGATTTTTACAACAGCCTAAAGCATTGTGGAACTGTTTACGATAAATTCATGACTCATATTACTATAGATAAGGGATTGTACGATAAGATAAATGAAGAAGGATTAAAACCAGACGAAGTGGAGTTTAGCGTTCTTTCTATCGAATTTGGGGCTGGAAATACAGTCCATGAGTTCAAGAAAAGTTTAGATGTAGAGATAATGAAAGAAACCATCTGTTTAAACTTAGATTTGTCTATAAAGCATTTTAGCGCATCTATGTTGAAATCAGAAGTTTTTTGCAATTATTTAGAAGATCATCCGGGATTAGAACAGCAAATTGAACAAAAGCACAAAGATAGAATAGAGCATCATTTTGGTAATGATGAAAAATTAAAAGATTTCGCTTGGAAAAATGGAATAGATGCTGCTTACGCATCGAGGAATAAGAAGTAATGGGTTTTGTATATAAAATAACCAATATATTGACTGATAAAAAATATATTGGTCTTACCACAAGAAGCCTAGAGGAAAGATTTAG